GGGTAGGGGAGTGGGTACAAAATATAGTACCCACACCCCTTAGGGTAGGGGGGGAGTATAGCAATTTTTACAATGTATATAGCAACATATACAATTTGATGTGTGGTATAATATAGACAACGAAAAAACTGAAAGTAGGGTCGACGAATGAAAAGTTTATTCAATTCTGTATTAGAAACTGCCGCATTTATAATTTGTGAAAGCGAGGTGAAAAAACCATGAAAGAAAAAATTAAGATTACAATCACTTTAACCGATGATAACATTGTTTTGTATGGTGAGAATATGCAAGACCTGACCGAAGATGACATTATTGACATCAACAAGATGCTAGTTGGTCTCGCTAAGACTTCAAGTATTTTACAGGAAGGAGACTCCACAGATGGAAATGCGTAAATTTATTATCGAGAAACACCCGGATGGCACGTTGACGTGCTGCGAGTATGAGGACCCAAAAGAATCCATCCGGGCCGCAACTGAACGTGCGTGGCTGGCCGGTTATCGGCAAGCACTCAAGCATTGCGACGAGCAGGTTAACACGCTTAAGGGTTACAAAGGCACTTGCCAATCATCCGATCTCATGTACCAGGGGGGCGAATCCGTTCGCTATGTGGTGTCATCGGCCTATCGTAAATACCTTAACACAAAAAAATAAGTCGAAACGGCCTTCAGGCCGTCTACCGGGACTGCCCGCCCGGTACTGATGAGACAGGGCACATACTGAAAGGAGTTATGTATTATGTCCGAAGCAATGATGAAGTCCGAAAACAATGGTGCTATGCTGATGACCGACGTGATGAACACCGGTATTGGTTATACCGACATGAATCTTACCGACCGCTCTGCCGCGGTTGCATTCTACAATGCCACGAGCAACCCCGCCAACAAGTTGAAGGAGCATGTCAACGAGGTTCTGTCGCTGGTTCATGTTTCCGTGGAGTGCGTGGAGGTCAGCAAGGACGACGTCCCCGAGGGCAGAACGATTGCCCCGCGTGTCGTCCTCATTACCGAGGACGGGCAGTCGTATGCCTGCGTGTCCGTCGGCGTGTATCAGTCTTTGAAGCGTATGTTCACGCTGCTCGGCACCCCTGACACGTGGACGGAGCCGGTGAAGATCAAACCTGTGCTTATTAGCACCAAAAAAGGTCAGGTTTTGTCTTTGAATCTGGTTTAACCTGTGGCCGCCGCACATGCGGCGGCCTTATTTTGTTATAGGAGGCCACATGAAAAGTAAAGATAACAGATTAACCTTGCTGAATTGCGATGACTCCCTGATATATCTTGCAACTGCCATTGTATACAGTGGAGTCACAAATAAAGATGTTAAATTTTTCCGTTCCGAGTGGGCCAAAATCATTTTTAACGGTCTTGGCATCGAAGCAGACCCCCTCGAATGGTATTATATGATCCTAGATAGGAAGGAGAGACAGAAGCATGGCAGCAGGCGCAGCTAAAGCACGTGCGACCCTTAAATACAGTCCAGAGCTATATACCCCGTATGCTTTGGAATCGTGGCCAGATAGTCAGATGCGCAAAGAATACACTCGATTACGTGACATTGCGCAGAAACGTATTAAGCGACTATCAAGAGACCCCATCAGCGGCACAAGCGACGTTTATAAAGAATTTGCCGGAGGTTTTCCGAAAATAAAATCAATGCGTGGAGACCGAAAAGCATTGGAGCAGGCCCTTGCAGATGTAGCGCGGTTTGTTCGTTCCAAGGGTTCCACCGTGGGCGGTGCTCGCGACGAATTTACGCAAAAAATGAAAGTTGGCGGAATTGACATTGCCGACGTGCCCGAAGATCAATACACTGCCCTGTCGGAGTGGTGGGAGATCGTAAAGGCATCGGGCGTGTACTATTATCCGTCCGACCAGCCGATCATGTATTGGCGCGAGAAAGGCGGCTACAACGTCAGTATTGACGATTTTGTAAAGTGGCAGCAAGGTGAGGTTAATTATGGCAAAGAATGGGACTATAGCGAGGGGAGCAGCTCTACCGACCTGCGCGGAGGTTTTGGAGGAGGCTTATAATTATAACCCTGTTCCCTGGCTTATGGAGCACCTAGACCGCAAGCACACAAAAGGCAAAAAGCGCAAAACGAACAAGAAACGTTTGTATGTAGATATGCCTTGTGCGTTTGATATTGAGACAAGCCGCGTGTGTGTTGACGCCGACGACAACCCCCACACCATTATGTATATCTGGCAATGTCAAGTAGGTTTAGATATTACCATTATTGGCAGGACGTGGGATGAGTGGTTAAATTTTACAGGTGCAATCAGCGACTACTTGCAGGCAAACAGTGGCCCACAGGGCGATTGGTATTTGTGTATCTATGTACACAATCTTGCCCACGAATTCCAATATTTGTCGGGTGTTTTGGATTTCGGCCCGGGCGATGTGTTTGCCAGCAAGCCCCGGCGCGTTCTGAAATGTGACAACCGCGCTATTGAATATCGGTGCAGTATGAGACACAGTAACTTGTCCCTTGATGCTTGGGGCAAGCAGCTGGGTGCCCCTCATGCCAAATTAACAGGCGCTCTTGATTATTCAAAAGTGCGGTATCCATGGACTCCCCTGACATCTACAGAATTAGCGTATTGCATCAACGATGTTCGGTGCATTGTGGAGTGCCTGTTAATCGAGATGAAGCGAGACGGGGACGACCTGTATACATTACCATTGACGCGTACCGGCTATGTTAGACGGATGGCCCGTGAAGCTATGTACAAATGGGGTATTAAACGGGTCAAGCGCCTTTTGCCGTCGTGGGAATTGTATCAAATGCTGCGCGAGGCATTCCGAGGGGGCGACACTCACGCCAACCGCTATTATGTGGGGCTGCACTTAGAAAACGTCGGCTCCGTTGACATGTCCAGCGCCTACCCCGCCGCACAGTGTGAATGCTATTTCCCTATGACTCCATTTAGGCAGGAATCAGCCACCGTTGAGCGGCTAATGCAATGTATGAGACACGGCAAAGCGTGCTTGATGCGCTTGCAAGTAAAAGGCTTGCGCCAGCGCTTTAAGTGGTGGGGATTTCCCTATATCCCCCTTGCGAAGGTTCGACACTGTGAAGGATACATAAACGACAATGGCCGATTGCTGTCTGCCGATCATTTTGAAATCACCATTACAGATATAGATTTTAGAATCATTGCCAAAGAATATGATTGGGACGCCCTTAACGTTCTGGACCTTTACACTTCTGATTATGGCAAATTGCCTAAACCGTTGACGGATTGTGTTAAAGAGAGTTACACCGGCAAGACATCCCTTAAAGGTGTAGCCGGTCAAGATTTGTATTATGTTAAGGCCAAGGGTGATCTTAACAGCTATTACGGTATGACCGCGCAAGACCCCTTGCAGCTGGACACACTTTTTGACGAGGACGACTCCGACAATCTTTGGAGCGAATGCACCGACGACCCAGAGGGCAGTTATAACGAGCACCTCCCCCATTTGTTTCTACCGTACCAATGGGGCGTATGGACTACTGCCCATACTCGCAAGCGCCTAAAAATAGCGCAATGGGCAGCTGGCAAGAATGGCGTGTACTGCGACACTGACAGTGTCAAATATATGGGAAATATTGATTTGTCGGGCTTTAACAAAGCCGTAAAGCAGCTCGCAAAAGATAACGGCGCTTGCGCTACAGACCCAAAAGGCAACACTCATTATATGGGCGTATACGAGCAGGAGCGCAGCTATGCGGAGTTTATGACGTGGGGCGCAAAAAAATACGCAACTACCTATAAAAAGGGTGGGCCTATCACTACTACCATAGCAGGAGTTAGCAAGCGGAAGGGCGGTTTAGAGCTGGCCCTGTGGGGTGGTTTTGAGGTATTTAAGCCTGGGTTTACTTTTTGTTTGGCGGCAGGAAAGCAGGTTATTTATAATGATCGCCCCAATGTGCCCGATTTTGTGGTTGACGGGCACACGGTACACATAACAAGAAACCTGTGTATTTGTGATAATACCTATACGTTGGGTATTACTGACGAATACGCAAAGATATTAGGGTACAATATTATGGAGGTTATCTGATGATTAAACTGTACACCGATGAAGGATGGCCTAACTTTTCCGAAAAGGACGGCATCTTGTCAACTGGGGCACCCATTATTTTTATATGGGGCGGACGTGGCACCGGAAAGACCTATGGAGCGCTAAAGCACGTCCACCAGACCGAAGAGGAATTTCTGTATTTGCGTCGCACGCCACAGCAGGCGGAACTTATTTGTGCGTCACCCAGTATGTGGCCGTGGTCTCCGTTGAACGACGATTTACAAACGCATTACGCCCCGTTCAAATTGCCCAAGATAGCGGGACTATATGAAGTGGGCAACGCAGGAGCCTACACGGATACAGGAGCGCCCATTAAACCAGCCAAGATGTCGGGCGTAGTGGGTAGTGTGGTCACTCTTGCCCGCACCCGTGGTTTTTCAAGTCCTCATACTAATATAATCATTCTGGACGAATACCAGAAAGAAGAATCCGACTATTACCGACGCGGTGAGGGCGTGGGCCTTGCTAATATTTATGAGACAGTCAACCGTAACCGAGAATTAAAAGGGCAAAAGCCCTTGACGCTGCTGTGTATGTCCAACGCTGTGGGCATGGCAAACCCCTATTATATGCAATGGGAAATTACAGACACAGTCGAAAAGATGATCGGGAAGAAAGAGCGCGTTAAGCTGCTGGCCGATAAGGGCGTCATGCTGGTTGATCTTGTCGACAGTCCTATCGCAAAGGAAAAAGCAAATACGGCCCTCTATAGGTCCATGACCGGCACAGACTTTTATAGATCAGCTATCGAGAACCAGTACAGTGCCGAAGAAAAGAGTTTGGTTGTGTCCCGGCCCCTGCGAGAATATTATCCGCTTGTACAAATTGGCCGGTGCTGCATCTACGAGCATAAGAGCAAGCCGTTATACTATGTTTGCCGTCACAGGTCTGGCGAGATGCCCACTTACGGCACCGGCGACTATGAGCGAAAACGGTTCAGGGCCGCGTATGGGTACATATGGCCCGCATACTTGCAGCGGCAACTTGAATTTGAGCGGTACTCGGATGAAATATTCTTCCGTGAATATTGCGGTACTTGACTTTTTTACACAACTGATATATATTAAAGATAATCCTCGGTGCCCACAGGCAGCCCCCAGAAGGGGCGGGCAAGCGTCAGCCAGCGCAAGAACCGAGGATTTACTTGTATATGTAAGGAGGTGCACAAAATGGATGTTAATACTGTGATTCAGGCTATTTCTAACGTGGGTTTTCCCATTGCCGCGTTCTTGCTGATGTGGTATCAGTGCAACACCGTTGTTAAGGAGAACACGGCGGCTATCACCGAGATGCGGCTTGCTCTGGACGACATCAAGAAGGAGAGTTAACCAATGGGTTGTTATATCATTTTCGCCCAATCTATCACAAACACACGCGCGTACCTGCTGGCTGATTTGTGCGCTCGTTTGGGCATTGCCTATTATAGCGATTGGGCCGACGCCGACCACACGCGGCAGTGCTGCGCAGTGGGCCCAGTCACCAAAGGAGACAAAGACCTTATCGTTAAGTGTCTGGGACATGACACATATGTTGTAATGGAGGCAACTAAAGTTGAAAATCAGTGAAAAAGCGGCCCTCGCAATGGCCGGATACACCAAAGCAGAAATTGAAGCTATGGAGCAGCCCGCGCCGCAGCCCGCGCCGCAGCCCGCGCCGCAGTACGATGGCCTTGAGACCCTGCTGCAGCAGCTTTTGCAGGGTCAGCAGACTACTGCGCAGGCAATGCAGACTATGACCCAGACGTTGCAGGCCAACGCGCTTGGCCTTGGCATCCAGCAGCAGCCAACGGCGGACGCCGCCACAGTGACTGCCCGGATTATCGACCCGACCTATGGGAAGGAGGTAGAGTAACATGCCCCTTGGTATGAATTTTGCGAATATTTCCGCAATTTTAGCCGAGATCAACAAAGTGGCCACGGGCCAGGAGCAGACGTCTCCCATCGTGGACACGTCTAGCTTTGTGTCTGTTGCGCAGGCCACGTTGCAGACCGGCAGAGACAATTACTCCAGAGCGATCAGCCAGGTGTTGGGACGTACCATTTTTGCCGTGCGCCCCTACGATGCGCCGCTCAAGCGCTTGCAGGTGACGGGCGATGACTGGTCAAACCATGTGCGGAAGATCAATTTCTGCGACACCGACCCCGTTACCGATAAGGCGTGGGAGCTGAAGGACGGCCAGAGCGTGGACATGTACGAAGTCCACAAGCCCAGAGTCCTCCAGACAAACTACTACGGGCAGACCACTTACAGCCGCGTGTACACCCAGACAGACACCCAAATGGAAGCGGCCTTCAAGGGCCCCGAGGAACTGGCGCAGTTTTGGGCCTCTTTCGTGCTGCATCTGTCGAACCAGATCGAGGCAGACCGGCGCAACCTTGCCAACAACCTGATTGCCAACCATCTGACCGGCATGACGGTGACCAGCCCGAACAGCGTTGTGTATCTGCTTGATGAGTATAACGTCCAGCAGGGCACCACGCTGAAGGTGAAGGACGTCTACAAAGAAGCGAACTTCCCGGGTTTTGCAAAGTACGCTTATGGCCGTATCAACGATATTTCCCGCCTGATGAAAGAGCGCTCTATCAACTGGCATCAGAACTGGCGTAAGGGTAGCATGACGTACAACATCATGCGTCACACGCCGTATGACCGGCAGCACCTCTATTTGTACAGCGGCGCGCAGAGCCAGATCGACGCCCGCGTGATTCCCGAGGTGTTCCACGATAATATGTTAAAATACCGCGACGCAGAGCAGGTCACGTTCTGGCAGAACATCAACGATCGCGACACCATCTCTGCAACGCCGGTTGTGACCAATGAGGCCGGTGTGGCATCCAAGAATGCCGCGGTGAAGCTGTCGAATGTGTTTGGGTGTCTGCTGGACTGGGATGCCATAGGCTACACTCCGAAGCTGTCTCGCGTGGTCCCTACCCCCATGAACGCTCGTGGCCTGTACACGAATTTCTGGTATCACTACGGGTGGTCGTGGTACGATGACTTCACCGAGAACGCCGTTCTGTTCCTGATGACCGCCGGAGACGTCACTGCCCCGTCCTCTACCAGTGAGAAAAGAGCCTCCACCCTTAAAACCACCACGCACAAGGACGCAGAGCCCTCTATGTCCTGACCGGCACCGGCGGGCATTGCCTGCCGGTTATTTTTATAGGAGACGTTATGCAAGCAACATTTTACCAATTCGCAAAGCGCACAAACAGCACAAAGCGGCCCAGCGGCGGGCAGGGGTTCGGAATTGACCTTAAAGCCCCCTGTAATATCATTGACCCCGAGATCAAAATTGCAACACAGAGTGACCCCACCGGGTTCAATTATTGTTACCTTCCCACGTTCAGCCGGTATTACTGGGTGAAGAACTGGACATATTCGGACGGGCTCTGGAATGCGTCCCTGACTGTTGACACGCTGGCAAGTTACCGGGACCAGATCGGATCCTCTACCGAGTATGTGGTGAGGTCGTCCGCCAAGTATGACCCTAAAATCGTAGATAATTTGTACCCCACCAAAGCGACGATCACCACCCGAACCATCTATACAAATTCTACACCGTTTACGGATGACCCGGAAAATGAGAGCCGAGGATTCTTCGTTGTGGCGGTCAATGCCCCGGGGTATGTTTCTTTTGGTGGTGCGATTTATCTTGCAATGAGCGGGACCACATTTCAAAAGCTAATGGCGGCTCTTTTGCAAAATACTGATTATTTGAATATCAGTGCAGACGAAATCAGCAGCAACTTAACTAAAGCGTTGTTCAACCCTATTCAGTATATTTCAAAAGCGTTTTGGCTACCTTGTGGCAATACGGCAATCGGCACCCCCGTTCATGAAATTCCCGTCGGTTGGTGGAAAATGCGAAATATCGGGAACGCCTATGTTATCCAAAGTAACAATGACAAACAAGTTTTTACGTTCAGCATCTCCACCCCTCATCACCCGCAGCACATTACAAGGGGCGTTTATACAGACGGGGCGCCCTATTCCGAATATACGTTGTATTGTCCCCCATTTGGGGAGATTAAATTAAATGCCAACCTGTTTGTGTTGCAAAGCACATTGTATTGTCGATTAACTGTTGATTACCGAACCGGCGATGCAATACTGGACTTGTCATTTAATAAAGATTTCAACAATATTTTTTTCTCAACGTCCGGCAACGTCTCGGTACCTGTGCAGCTGGCGCAGATCGCCACCAATGTAAATGAATTGGCAAGTTTGGGCGGGCTGATTCAAACCGCCGTAGGCGCTATCGCCGGGGGTATTGAATCCTTTTTTGGCGGGGGCGATATTACCAACGGTATTGCCTCCGGTGCCCAGCAGATGACCGTTGCAAGTCAATCTAAAGGTGGAGGGGCCAGTGTTGCTAAATATGGCATCACGCCATATTTGACAGGGGCGTTTTATGATCTCGTAGACGACAACAACGAGGACCACGGCAGGCCACTATGCCAACGCGTGCAGCTGTTCAGTATCCCGGGATTCATCATGGTAGACGACCCCGACATTGCATTAACCGCGAATGCCGCCGAGATTGACAGTGTTAAAAGTTATATGAAAAATGGATTCTTTTTAGAGTAGGAGGCATAAACAATGGCAGTATATAAACAGTGCATTACTGATGTATCACCGATCAGAGTCACCGCCGGTTATCCGGCATACTCTGATGGCAGCCCTCACCGGGGTATTGACACGGTACACGGCAACCATAAAGCCTACGCGCCCGAGTCGGGCGTTGTGGTTGTGGCCCAGCACTGGAATGGCAGCACATCGGGTGATCAATCGTGGGGCAACATGATTAAGGTGCGTATGGCCGACGGCACGACATGGCGGGCCGCACACTTCGCCTCACAAATTTGGAACGTGGGCGACACGATCGCTAAGGGGCAATTCATCGGCACACAGGGCAACACCGGCTACGTTACGGGCATTCACACACATTGGGAGTATGCCGATGCCGCTGGAAACCTAAGGGACCCGTCCAGCATTATCAGAATCCCCAATCAGGTCGGCACATGGGAAGTAGAATGGGACTCGGGTGGAGGCCCTGACCCTGGTCCCGGGCCGGGTCCCGGGCCGGGTCCCGGGCCGGGTCCCGGGCCGTGGCCTACTGGCAAATTGCCGGTATGGTTGCTGTTTAAAATGGCGAAAGGGGGCCGTCTGTTATGAGCGCCCCCTACAGCTATGAGCAGATTAACGCCCATGTGTCCCCGGTGACTCCCTCCGTGATGCACACCAAGGGCAACAGCCTATCCTATTATTTCCGTAAATACCTGTTTCTTGAGGCCGTGTCTATGGTCCGATGGACATTGCCCGAAACATGGCCCAGTAACCGCTTGCAGTATCTTGTTTTTGGTTCCGGCGGTGTAACGGTTTTTAACACTGACCGCTATGGCTTAGTCTATGACAGAATGGGACTAACCGGCATTAACATTTTTTACAATCCGACGCACTCCATCATTGCGAACCCTTTTATTAAAGGGTCCCCATATTTGCAGATCGGGAAACAATGCGAGATCATCAATTTGCAGCCCGATTACCGTGGGATGGTGGATATTGTGGCCTATTATGGGGACATGATGGCCCTTGCCGCCCAGACCATCCAGAGCAATTTAATCAATAGCAGACTTGCCTACGTGTTTGCGGCAGGCAACAAAGCGGGTGCAGAATCTTTCAAAAAGATGTTTGACGAAATTATGCAGGGCGACCCCGCTGTATTCGTTGATTCGTCTTTGCTCAAAGCACCCAAGAATGGGGCATCCGGGCAGGCCCCATGGATGTATTTTGCAACTGACCTTAAAGGGAACTTCATCACCAACGAACTGCTTACAGCCCTTAAAACCATTAAAGCACTGTTCGATACCGAGGTAGGCATCCCCAACACGAATACCAGCAAGAAAGAACGGATGCTAACCGATGAAGTCAACTCAAACAACGTCGAAACAGCGGCCAAAGCGTCGCTCTGGTTGGATAGCTTGCAGCGTGGTTGTGAGCGGGTACACAAACTGTTTGGAATTGACAAGTCTACTTTGTGGGTTAACTGGCGTTTTCCGCCCGATACTAATACGCAGGAGGTGAACAACGATGCTCGCGACCTTGAGCTTTAACGGGTTGTTGGCAGGTTATCCGGAGCTGTTCGATGATTTGAAAGTCCCTGACAGTGTATCTAAAGATACTGTCTGCAATCAATTACTGTTTGATACTCTGGAATTGGAAGTACTGTATGCGGACGGCCCCACGATGCGCCGGGCGCTGGGCGTCTATTCGGAAACAATGCTCCCGAGCTGGACCCGGTACGCTGTTGCCCTGGGTCTTGAATATGACGCCTTGGCGTCCGATGACCGAACCAGAACAACCGATCATGCAGGAACCAGCGGCGGCACAATCAACCGCACTAACGGCATAAAGGGAACGACTACACGAGCGCCTAACCTGACTACCACCGGCCATAATACCGGCAGTGACAGCACCACCCGAGACGTCACGGGGTTCGACAGTGGGACATTGCAAACCGCGGAGAGGAGCACAACGGCCCTAGGTACTGGGAACATCATCACCAGCAGCGGCACGGACACGACCACCACCGATCAGACAACCACCGATAACAATACCTCGGAGTTGCACGACGGCTACAAAGATACCGTGACCGAGAAGGGACGGGCCGGACGAGACCCGCAAGACCTCATTGCAAAAGAGTTGTCCCTTGCAATGGAAAATGCCATTCATAAAATCGTTACGGACATCAAGGCAAACTTTTGTTTGCTGGTCTATTAAGGAGATGCAATAAAATGGGTATAATCAATCCTATTAACAAAGCACCCTACACCAATTTCCATGACCTCAATCTTGATTGGATTATTGAGATGCTAAACGAATTTAACACCAAATTGACAAATTTCGTCAGTCTGGCCACAATCAAATATGCGGATCCCATTCAGTGGAACATTACTAGCCAGTATGAAGCAAACACCGTTGTAGTGGATAGCAAGGGCAACGCTTACCTGTCCGTGCGGCCTGTCCCCTCTGGTGTTTCTCTGGACCGTACCGAATTCTGGACGAAAATTGGTAACTTTGAGGAGCTTTGGGCGGATGTAAAAAAGGCCATTACTCCCAACGATGAGGGCCATAGCACTACCGCGACAGCTGCAAGAGCTGTCAACGATCTTGTCTGGGTCAACGGGGCGCTGGTACGTGTCACTAGAGCAATGTTAGCCGGTGATGCCTATGTGCCCGGCTCAAACTGCGTGAGCAGCTCCACAAATGATGTCTTGCACTACCTCATTACGGCGTTCAATGAGGGTATGAGCGCCGAGAAACAGGCCCGGGAGGATGCTGACAGCCAGCTTCAGACGGCCATTGAGGCAGAGACAACGGCCAGAGAGAACGCCGACATCCAGCTTCAGAACAGTATTGACCAGTTACAGCAGGATGTTAAAAACGCCCTTGACTACGCTAACGTAAAAAGCTACGGCGCCAAGGGTGACGGCACTACCGATGACACTATTGCGTTCTCGACGGCCATTGCATCCGGCAAAGACCTGTTTATTCCTGACGGCGAGTACATTATCACCGGTGCAATTAACATCGGATCGCCGCTCATGACAAGTAAGGCTATCGTGGTAGCGTCGGGCGTGATATTGACGATTGGTGAACCTGTGGCCCCCTGCACCCTGCACTTCCGACAGAAAAATGGCGGTAAATTCTTAATTAGAGCCGGTGAAACTATTGCGGATTGGTACATTGATACCAGTATTGCGGATGTTTTCCGTGGGGGTTCGATTCAGACTTTTACAGGTGTGATTAAATTTCCAACTTCGGGCAGCTGGCGCATCGAAGCTGGAAAACCTGTGGTCGATACCATTTATAAAATTGATGCCCCTGTACGAGTGGATGAACATACATCCTATGACTTTTGCAATAACACTGTAGGATTTGGCCCTAATGGTGTCATCAATATAACGGGCGACAGCCCCACATCTCATGTGGAGAGACTGTCGGTGCGCAATGCTACTTTTGTCGCTACTGCCGAAAATGTACAGGAATTTTTTAAGGTGCAGTACGCAGAGAGAATCACTATTGACAGTATACATTGTATCGGGGGTCGGCGCGTGGCACACTATGTTAACACGATCAACGCCTATACAACAAATGTGGTTCACGACACTTTTTATACATCGGCAAACCCCTATTCGTCGTTCCTTCTGGATGAATCAAGCGGGGGGGCCTCGGGAATCAGTGGCAATGCGTCCATCAGATTCTATAACTGTATCAGTAGCTTTAACAATCTGACGGGCGACAGCCAGCAATTTAATCTGCACAACTCCGATGACATGCGAGACGTCTACATTGATAGTTGCGAATGCTCGGGTGCGTCAACGGGAATCCAGATTTTCACTAATAGCGTCGGTAACCCCGTATGGAATATCTGGATTACTGGTTATATCACGGACCAGTGCACCCGCGGACTGTATGTCAACAATGCAGGAGGCAGCCAGATCACTGTTGAAGGTTGTTATTTCAATGCAAAAGACCGTATGGTCGAATTTGCAAACTCCTCTGGCGTGATAAGCAACTGCCAATTTATCGGTACGCAATCTTGCGTAGGAGTCCAGCTGACGAATGCGAGAGGGTGTATTATTGAGAATTGCCAGTTTATCAATGTTGATCACTGTATTGCGGCATCGCAGTCTACCGCATGTCAGATTACAAAAAACCTAGTTAGGCGCACTACAAAATTCACAGAGTCAGCCGCTTTTTCTTTCACTAATGGCAGTGACGACAACAGAGTTTTTCTTAATTCGATTATCCCTCTTGCTGCCGCACAATTCTATACGGCAGGCATACACTTCGATTCAACTGGCCAGCGCAACATCATTGGAGCTAATGTAGTAGCAGGCACTGAACTGTCGAACCAGGAGAGCGACTTGCAGAAAATGGCCACAACTAGCGTATAATTGTATCTTGTACCCACTCCCCTACCCTAAGGGGTGTGGGTACTATATTTTGTACCCACTCCCCTACCCTAAGGGGTGTGGGTACTATATTTTGTACCCACTCCCCTACCCTAAGGGGTGTGGGTACTATATTTTGTACCCACTCC